TCTGTCAAGGCTTCACTTTCTCTTGGTAAGTGGAACGCGCAGTGGATGCAGAACCCAACGGCTGAAGAAGGGTCACTCATCAAACGCGAATGGTGGCGAGTTTGGGATAAGGGTTACATACCACCTTTACAACATATTATACAAAGCTATGACACGGCTTATTTGAAAAAAGAAACATCGGACTACAGTGCAATCACAACATGGGGAGTGTTTTATCCAGACCAAGATTCACCAGCTAATTTAATATTATTAGATGCTTACAAAGATAGATTAGAATTTCCAGAGTTGAAGAAAGCGGCATGGGAACAGTATCGATATTGGAATCCTGAAACAGTTATAGTCGAAGCCAAGGCATCTGGTATGCCCTTAACTTATGAGTTGAGAAAAATGGGTATTCCTGTTATAAATTACACACCTAGCAAAGGTCAAGACAAACACGCTAGAGTAAACGCTGTTGCGCCGCTGTTCGAGGGCGGAGTAATATGGGCGCCTGACGAAAAATTCGCAGAAGAGGTTATAGAAGAATGTGCATCATTTCCTTATGGTGATCATGACGATTTGGTGGACAGCACAACACAAGCGATAATGCGCTTTAGACAGGGAGGGTTCGTGGCGCATCCGGAGGATGAAAAAGATAATTCATTACCTCGAGTTGAGAGAACATATTACTGATGAGTAAAAAGAAGTTATTAGAATTCGGTCTTAAAGAAGCAGATGCTTTCCAAAAAAATTTTAAAATAATTTTAGACAGATTAATTAGAGGTTACAAATCTGTAATGGGTAAAGACCCAGAGGGTTTAGATCTGTTAAAAGTTAAAATGGAAGCAAGAGAAAAAGCTTTGGAGACAACAAAGGTCGTAAACCAAAAGGGTCTAACTCTAGATCCAAGTAAACCTATTGTGGGTGGTACACAAGAAGGTATTGAAACTATCAAAATTAGAGAACTAGATGATGTTAATCTAACTAAAGATGACCCGATGGGTGATCTAGAAAAAATCATAAAAGGTGAAGGTAAAACAGGTTTACCAAAAGAAGGTTTAAAACCTTTTAAATATAGATCACCAGATGAATTTACTAACCGAAAAGAATATGAAAGATATTTAGATGAAGTGTTAGGACCAGCTGATGATGTGTTTGGAAACCCAGTAAAAGATCAAATGTTAGAAAACTTTGATAAAGTAAAAGCTAAAAATATTACCCCAAGACCTTTTGGTGATAACATCAGAGATGCATACAGAGAAAAAGGCGCAAGCAGAGAAGATGCATCAGAGATAATTGAAGCTTTAGGTAGTCCTGGTGCAAGAAAATCTTACGAGATTATGGAAGAAGTATTAGGAGTTAGATTATACGGTGATGAAACTTTTGAAGAGTTAATGAAAATTAAAGAGACAGGAGTTCACCCACGAGGAGAACCACCAATTAAAAAAGCAGATGGTGGTCTTGCATCTATGTTTGTGGAGAGAAGATAATGGCTATCCAAGATGAATTAAAACTTTTTATAGAAGAATTTAAAAGAACTAATGGAAGAATTCCAACACAAAACGAAATTGTAAAAGGCACAGGGCGTGCTGCTAAAACTATTAAATCTTATTTGGTAGAAGGTGTAGATTATGCAAAACCTTTAACTAAATTAGAAGCAGCAAGACTTGGTGGTAGAAAATTAACAGGACCATTAAAAGTAAATAAAAATTTAATAAAAGAATTTAATGAATTAAAAATAAAAGGAATCTATCCTAGTGTTGATACTTATAAATCTGGTAGTAAAGCCTTCAGAATAAAATTTGATAAAAAGTTAGGACTAAAAGAAATAGGTGGCCCAGCCACTAGAGAAACTTTAGATAAAATTAAAACTACTGTAAGTGAAGTTATTGAAAGCGATAACTATATTAAAAATATTTTACCTTTTCAAACAGATGCAGAAAAAAGAAAATATAGAACATTTAAACGTGCAGAATATAAAAATCAAGATCCAAGAAATATTTATAAACAATTACAAGATTACAAAAGAGAAAAATATCCAAACTTATCTTTTAACGAAAATATTCAACACGGTCAGTCTAAATTTTCTACACAAACTCTATCTAGATTTGGTTTATTACCTAGAGTAGATAATGTTGAGGGACCTATTAAAAGTGTAGAAAGAATAAGAGATAATAATCTTAAAACAACTTTAGCCACTTTAAATAATCCTGATGCTTCAGTGGCTGCTAAAAAAGCTGCAGCTGAAAAATATAACAGTATCGTAAAAGGTTTAAGAGGACAATTAAAAGGAACTAATGTTCAAGGATTTGTTAATTTTGAAACGTTTGAAGTAGATGAAAAAGGCAACTTTAAAAAAATAAAAGATATTGGTTTTGATCCTAAAAAAGGAATGGCTTATAATAATATTTTAGGGAATAAACCTTTAGATAAATTAACAGATGCAGAGGCAAATGAAATTTTAAAAATAGGTAAAAAACATATTGATTTACAATTACTTCCAAAAACTATTCCAGGAATAAAAAAAGCAGTTGACTTACCTGTTCCAGAAAAAACTAAAGTAAGAGAAATGTTTCAAACAGCATTTAAAAAAGCTCCTAAAAAAGGTAAACTTGGTTTGGCAGCTGCAGGTGCTCTAGCACTTACAGGCACAGCGAGCGCAGATGAACTACCAATCAAATACAACGATGAGATCGGCGCATTCGTCGATCCTAAAACCGATGATAAAGTTTCACAATCAACATTACTTAACTGGGCTGCAGATAACCCAATGCCCACGGCTGCTGTAGCGTCAGCACCTTTACTAAGTAAAACAGTTAGAAAAGGAGCAGGTAAATTATTATCTGGATTATTATCTACGCTAGGTAGTTCTGCAGCAGGTTTAGGATTTGCAGGTATGACTGTAAAAGGTAATTTAGAAGATGGAAAAAATATTGTGGATGCAACAGTTGATCCTATGGTTGGAATAGAATTATTATATCCAGAGGCAGCAAAAAGATTTGGTGGTAAAGGTTTACAAAATGCTTTGGGTAGAGCTTTATCTTTGGGTAGAGTTGGAGCAATGATGACACCGGTTGGTATGGGAATTACCGCTTTAGGTATTGGAAAATCATTGTATAATATAGCACAAGAAGAACAGGATAGGATTAATGAAATGAGAGAAAATGATCCAATTGCGTATCAAGAGTATCTCAAAGAACAACAAGAATTTATGGATGTATCAGCATAATGGATAGAAGAACTTTTATGAAATTGTTAGGTGGTTTCGCATCATTGCCAATTGTTGGTAGAGTTGCAAAACCTCTTAAATCAGAAACTGTGCAAGAAGGTATTGCAGCTGTGAGTGATAAAGGTATGGAGCTTTATGAAATGGTAATTTCTAAAGTTATGAAAGAAGGAAAAAAAGTTGGTGAGTCTGGTAGAGTTGAAAGTTACAAACACCCTGACAGACCTGATATTACTGTCGATGTAAATCAAACTGATGGTAGTGCAGAAGTATATTTTGATACAGATAAAGGTTCTAAAGGTTATGCTAAAATAGATAGAGACATGGAGACAGGTGGTGATGATTTAATTGAAGCTGAAGAAGTATTTACTGTAGATGGCGATAAAGATATACAAGAAGGAATTATGGGCGGTATTGAGAATCTAGATGAGTTTACTAGAACTAAAAAAGCTGGTGGTGGAGAAGTAAATTTGACAATAGTCAGAATGCCTGATATCAATGAGTCAGGTGTTGAATCATTATTTAAAAGAAGGTAAAATAACAAATGGCTACGATAGATAAACCATTACCGAATACAAAAACGACCGTCGATGTCCCAGGAGCAGTTGAGGTCGAAGAGGCAATCAAAGAAAAAGTAGAAGAAGTCCAAGAAAAAGGCGGACCTGTTGAAATAGAAATGACAGAAGAAGGTGGTGCTGAAGTTTCATTTGACCCAAAGGTTGCAGCAATAGAAGGTGGTCAAGATCATTTTGAAAATTTAGCAGAATTTTTAGGCGAAGAAACTTTGGATCCGTTAGGATCAAAACTTGTAGAACAATTTAACGAATACAAAGAATCACGTGGAGATTGGGAACAATCATACAGAGAAGGTTTAGAACTTTTAGGTTTTAAATACGAAAGAAGAACAGAACCTTTCAGAGGTGCATCGGGTGTTAATCACCCTGTACTAGCTGAAGCGGTAACACAGTTTCAAGCGCAAGCTTACAAAGAATTGCTTCCTTCTGATGGACCAGTGCGAACTCAAATTTTGGGTAACGTAGATGTGCCAAAAGAAGAACAAGCAAAACGGGTGAAAGACTTCATGAACTATCAGATCATGGATCAAATGAAGGAATACGAGCCAGAGTTTGATCAAATGCTTTTTTACCTCCCTCTTTCCGGATCTACCTTTAAGAAAGTCTACTATGACGATCTTTTAGGTAGGGCGGTATCAAAATTTGTACCGGCTGAAGATTTAGTCGTACCCTATTCTGCAAACTCTTTAGATGATGCAGAAGCAGTTGTGCATGTAATTAAAATTTCTGAAAACGAATTAAGAAAACAACAAGTGTCTGGTTTTTACAGAGACATAGAATTAGGACAACCTCCTGTAACAACAAATCAATTAGAAGATAAAAAATTAGAATTAGAGGGAATTGCTAAAGATGGCCAAGAGGATCAATACACTTTGTATGAAATACATACTAATTTAGATTTAGATGGTTATGAAGATCTTGGAGAAGATGGAGAACCAACTGGAATTAAGTTACCATATGTAATTACAATTGCAGAAGCTAATAATAAAATTTTATCTATTAGAAGAAACTATAAACAAACTGATCCACTGAAGAAAAAAATAAATTACTTCGTGCAATTTAAATTTTTACCTGGCACAGGATTTTATGGTTTTGGTTTAATCCATATGATCGGTGGTTTGACTAGAACAGCTACTGCAGCGTTAAGACAATTACTTGATGCGGGTACTTTAGCAAACCTACCGGCTGGATTTAAATCTAGAGGTATAAGAGTCAGAGATGATGCACAACCTTTACAACCTGGAGAGTTTAGAGATGTAGATGCACCTGGTGGGAATATTAGAGATCAATTTATGACTTTACCTTTTAAAGGTCCTGATGCAACTTTACTTCAGTTAATGGGTATTGTCGTTAATGCAGGTCAAAGATTTGCAAGTATTGCAGACTCACAAGTTGGCGATATGAACCAAGCAGCTGCTGTTGGTACAACTGTGGCATTATTAGAGCGTGGTTCACGTGTAATGTCAGCCATACACAAAAGATTATATGTGGGACTTAAACAAGAATTTAAATTATTAGCAGAAGTATTTAAAACATATCTACCACCAGTATATCCATACGATGTACCAGGTGCTAGACGTGAAATTAA